TCTTTCTAATTTTTATATTTTAAATTAATTTCATTAATCATAAAAGAAGGGTATTCCTGTTCAGCTTTTTTCATCATTTCTTTTTGTGAAGAAAAATCTGTATATTTTGAAAAAAAGTTATTAAGAATTTCATCAATATTTTCTAATGTAATTTTATATGCTTCACTTTTAACTTTTTTTTCATAAACTGAGCAAGAAAAGTAATCAACTGTTATTTCAATATGAATACCTTCTTCTTTTGCTTTTTTAATCATTTCTTCTTGTGAAGAAAACTTTGTATATTTTTTATAAAATTCTGATGGATATATATATCCTATACTGTATAAACTCATTATTTTGCCTCCAAACTCTCTATTAGTTGAGATAAAAAAATAATCTTTGAATAGTATGGCTCACAAACTGCTTCCCCAAGCATTTAACACTTGTGGGCTGTGCTATTGAAAGATTAAATTATTCA